CAAGCCTTTGCAAGCAGTTTGAGGGGTTTAGAAGTAAACCCTATCTCTGCCCTGCTGGTATACCCACTATTGGGTATGGTTCTACCTATTATGGGTATGGTGCAAAGGTTGCACTAACTGACCCACCAATGTCGCAATCTGATGCAGAGGCATTACTGCTGCACGAACTGCAATTTACCTACCTTCCAGGGGTGTTGCGTAATTGTCCTATTTTGTTAACAGATGAACGTAAATGTAATGCCATCATAGACTTCTGTTATAACCTCGGAGTTGGCAGATTGCAAACAAGCACATTGAAACGCAAAATCAATGAGCAAGATTGGGAAGCCGCCAAAGAACAATTGTTATTGTGGAACAAAGGCGGCGGTAAGGTCCTTGCGGGATTAGACAAACGCCGAAAAGCAGAAGCCCTGCTTCTATAAGGATTTGTATGATCTCTGAAGAACAGTTTTTAGATACATGGAATAAGCTTAAATCGGCATCATTAGTAGCAAAAGAACTTGGTATTTCAGAGAGAGCAGTTTTTGCTAGACGTAGGCGAAAAGAAGAAAAACTTGGAACAGTCCTTCCAGTTGAAGACCAACGTTGGCTTTATAGACAACACATTTTTCCAAATAGAGTTGATTTGGGGATTGAAAATGGCACAATTATCGTTTTTTCGGACGCTCATTTTTGGCCTGGTTTACGTTCGACGGCATTTAAAGCGCTTTTATATGCGATTGAAACTTATGCCCCCAAAGCAATTATTTGCAATGGTGATGCCTTTGATGGCGCTTCTATATCTCGTCATCCGCCTATGGGTTGGGAAAATCTTCCATCTGTAATACAAGAGTTAAACGCTTGTAAAGCAATGCTGTCGGAAGTGTCGGAAACTGCCAAACAAGCCAGACGGAATGTAAAGCTAATCTGGACAATGGGTAACCATGATGCAAGATTTGCTGCGAGATTGGCATCCAATGCACCGCAATACGTTCAAACACCAGGGTTCAGGCTCGAGGACCACTTTGAAGATTGGAAGTTTTGCTGGTCTACCTGGCTAACCAAAGATGTAATTGTTAAGCACCGGTACAAAGGAGGAGTCCATGCCACCCACAACAACACTGTAGGAGCCGGTACGTCCATCGTTACAGGCCATTTGCATAGCCTGAAGGTTACTCCATACGCTGATTACAACGGAAACCGGTTTGGGGTGGATACAGGCACTTTGGCGGACCCTTATGGCCCACAGTTCTCATACTCGGAACATAATCCGTTGAACCATCGTTCTGGATTTGCCCTGTTAACGCTCAAAAATGGACGTTTATTGTGGCCTGAGTTATTCCACTTTTGGAATAAAGATGAGATTGAGTTTAGGGGTGAGGTCATAAAAGTAGGCGGTTATTAGCCGCCCACCCCATGAATAAACTTAAAAGTCGTATTCAATTTCGTCTTCGCATTCGTACCAATCGTCCGACTCCTCGTCGTACCAGTACCACACATCATTTTCCTCATCGTACCAATACGCCGTACCTTCGTCATCGTACTCGTATTCTTCTTCGACTTCTTCGTCTTCAATAACCTCTTCAAAACCCATGAAGTCTAGCAAGTCATTAAAATCAAAAACAAGGGCAAACTTATACATAAAATACTCCAAAATGTGGTTACAGCCAGTCGCTGCACCCACATCCTAGCCTATTCTTTTGCGGTTTCTGTGTCAGACAATAAGTCCTTGATAGCCAGCAACAATAGTTTTATACGTTGTAATTCTTCGTGTTGTTCTTGCATCCTAATATACGAATCTTTGCAGAATTTTGCTAGGTTTTCGTTGGACCAAGCACCAAAATTGGGCAAATCTGGCATTACGTTTTCCTGTTAGGTTTAGGGCAATTTTCAGGTACGTTTATTACGCACCAAACTGCTTGTTCTCTTAATCCCTGTCGTGCTTGCATCCATCTGTCTATGTAAACATCAGGCATTGTATTTAATGCGTTTCTAATTGAATCCTTGTTTAGTTTAAGTAATTCGCCTATTTCATTTGCCGTCAAACCATCCTCATGCTGTTTAAGCGCGTGTCGGATGTCCGGATGCCTTGATTTGCTCAATTTGTAATTCCTTATCTTTATTTCTTTTGGGGAGGGTGGTGTGGTGTAGACAGGGAAGCAGTCTTTGCAAGCCTTGTGAGTTGTTGGTAATTCAAATAAGCCGTTTTCGTCTGGGCTACAAAGATACGCCACCGGCTCCTGCGCCAGTTTGTCCTGCGCTGCTGCGCGCTTTGATTCGTAGCCTGTCATTTCAGCACCACCGCTGCAACTAGCATCCAAACGCCAACCACAATGGCTGCAAACGCCAAGATGCCTTTAACTTGCTGGGCAAGAAACTCCCAAGGATCATGGTCCTCCTCGGGAACTTCGTAAGACATATATGCTTTATCTGCCTTTGTCATTTGTATTCCTTTAAACGTGTTGTTAAACGCTCTATACGAACCAAATTTAGATCCAGGACAGCAGATGCGTACTCACAAGCGTTTTCAGCTTCTAGTCGATCAAGATGTGCTTGGGCTAATTCCCTAGAAATTACTTCAATGGGTGTCAGTTCACGCCAGAAATCTTTAAAGTGCTTTAAGAATTTCATGCTTTGACAAACACACCATTTTCACGGAGGGTCCCTTTGCGGTTTTTGATGGCATCGTAGGCCACTTCCATGCAGTCCACCAGGTTAAGGTTCTGCAAAGCACAATAAATAATCAAGCAAACCATCGTGTCGCCAACAGCGTCCACAATGTCTTCTCGGTTTTCCTTGATGGTGGCATCAGCCAATTCGCCAATTTCCGATACAGCTTTTAACAACTGTGTTTCAGGTGTTGAGTTTGGCACGATCTTTCGAGCCTCTGCCCAACGTACTATGTCAATCTCTACCATTGCGTAAGTAGTCATACAATTCTTTCTGGGGGGATATTCCCCCCTTTGGTTATTCTTCCACCGGAGTTGGTGTAACTTGGGATTTGCCTTGCTCTTGAATGTTCTCAATCAGAGTGCGTACCTGTTCGTAAGGGAACTTAGACAAAGCTGCAAGGATTGCGTTTACTTCTTCAATCGAAAATACTAAAGTAATCATTTTTTGGCCTTTCATTAAAAATTGATGGGGGCTTATCGTCAAAAGTAGGATTTGTTTTTAACCATAGTGTTCCATTTGAAGACAACCAGGTTGATGGTGTCTCCACAATGATTTCACCGGTTTCGGGGTTAAGTAGTGTGTTCATCAGAAGGGCAGATCATCATCTGGTTTTGCTTTGCGAGTAGGCGCAGAACTTTGACGGGGGGAATCTGTCTTTTCTTTGACTGACAAAGAAAAAAACTTGGTTCCATCTTTTTTTGATTCCTTAATCCAAGCATTTAGCCAATACTCGGTTCCTTCCACGTTGATAGACCCGTTGTAATCGGGGTGTCGGTCTTCCTCTTTCTTTGTGTTTTTAAAGAGTGAACCTCGGTTTGTGTTGTCATATTCAGCCATTATTTACCTCATCAAGTTTAGATTTGTACGCTTTGATAGCAGAGCGCACTTTACTGTCAATCTTTAGTGCTTCCCACACCGCAAGACGAACATCGTTGTCAGTGATGGATTCCCATTCACCATACATTCCAGCCATATCATTTTTGGCGTGTAAGTTTTTAATGGCCTCGACTACCTGGTCAATCAAGCCGGTATCCATCTGCGGCAAGTCTTCACCGGCATAGATATACAGACCCAAACCATGCAAAGACAATCCTTTGGTCATGCAACGCATGATTGCCGTATTGACTGCAAAGGCATCAGGATGTTGTATAACCTTGTTTCGATGGTCCATGACCGGCAATTGGCACGTTATAGGCTTGCTAAACATGGTTACTGTTACCCAAACCATATACGTTCCGTTAATGTCGATCCAGCATTTGTCTCCAAACATCTGCACTTGAAAGTGAGCATTGGGATCTGCCTTGAGTGCTTCAGCCCATGCCCATGCCCACGACAGATAGGTAAGGTTGCCCTTCTTCTCTGTGTGTTCGTTGACATTCAGCTTGAGCAGGGTATTAACGTCCATTGCGGATCTCCTCTTGTTTAGAGGCTAGTTCTGCCCACTGAATTTCTTCATTGATGATTTCCATTTGTTCGCTGGTTTCCAGGTCTTGGAACGGAACAAAATGGTTTTCTTGGCAGCAATGGTATTTGTCGCCTTTGGGCTCAAGACAGTAGCAGCAGTACTCTATGTCTTGAAACTCTTCTCTATACATTTCAAATGCCGATTTCATATTTAACTCCTATACAAATATTAAAGGTGAGTTCCTCGGGTGAGGAGCCTGTATCCTAACGTAACTTTTCGTTTTTTTTCTAGGTAGTTTCCCTAGTAGACAATGGATTGTTTGTGTGATACATAGCGGCAGCATTTTTATATGCTGTGTAGGCTTCTTCTGCTGAAGTAAAAGATCCAAGGTGGATATTTTTACCTTTATGCCCAATAGAGGCGCACCATTTGTTTGTTTGATTGTGTATCCAAACACCTCTCAATCCACATTTATTGTTTTTTTGAACTGGAATGTTTTCACGACTTTGCCCAAAAGAAACTTCTCTTAAATTTTCAATGCGATTGTCTGTTTTGCATTGGTTGATATGGTCTAAAGGTCCTACTGGCAAGTACCCATATACATAAAGCCATATGACCCTATGAGTTCTGTACAACTTATTGTCAATTCCCAAAACACCATATCCATGACGATCTACACCATTGCAAATGTCTCCTTTCTTTCCCATTCCTCTATCAAAATTTCTTATCAAAACACCGTTTTTTTTATCATAAGTAAAAAGATGTTTAACTCGTTCTTGTGTAAGCATAAAAACTCCTATATGTTTCACTATGAGTATACTACATATCTCACCTATGGCAAAACTTCGTGAATTGTGATATGGACACCAGGCTCTACGCTGTACTTCTTGTAGACATGAAGACGGATCACCTGGACATCGTCCTTGTATACAATCCCGTTCATTGCATCCAAGAAGGCTTTGGCAATATTGTCTATGTCGGGCTTCTTTGTAGGCCATTCTTCGCCTATTAAACAAGCTGTAGTACGTTTCTTGGAGTAGGACAGTGGTACTCCAACATGGACAATCAGGGTGATGCTTAAAGCCGTTTCTAAGGGCTCTTTAGGAAACATATGCAGTCTGGCAGCACTAGCTATGCTTTCCTCGTACATCTTGGTCTTGGCATCTGTGTAGGTCTTGGTGAACTTTCCTACCCTAGAAAACCTTGGCCTTCCTTTGCCCTTTGGATCACCTAGCACTTTGAAGTAAATTTCAGTCATTGAGTAGTTCTTCCTGGTCAACTTGTCTCATGTAACCCCTGACTCGTTTGTCAAAGTCAAAGCCGTAATGACGTTGAATGATTCTTATTCGCTTTGTCAATCGTTCGGCTGCTTCCACTTTGCCAACCTTTTCAACGTTGCCGTAATA